GAAGAGCAAGGCGCATATATTTTATTGTATTGTCATTGTTGGAGAGCTGGCACTATATCAAAGGATATGGAAGTAATGGCACGAATGTGCAATTGCAGTTTAGAAAAGATAAAGAAAATATGGCCTAAGATACAACACATGTTTAAAGAAACAAAAGATGGTCAACTGTATTGCGTACAAGCTGAAGAAGAAAGGCAAGAACAAGTTCTTAACAGAAAAAAGCGTAGCGATGCAGGTAAGAAAGGTGCTAAAGTACGTTGGAATCGTAAAGCATAATATGCTTTTCTATAATATCTTCTATGTTGTGTGTGTTAGGATAAAATATATCAAACCTACTTTCTATTTCTTTGACAACTGAATCTGCTATGGCAGCACTATCTGAAACACGTTGCGTACGATTAATATATTTTAATATTTTGAGTTTATCTATTTGTTCTATTGTTCCATTTTTTTTAACTATATACATCTTCTTCCTCCAATAATTGTAGAACTTCTGCAAGCAAATCTTTTTGTCTACCCCACTTGTTTTCAAAATCTTTTTTGCTGTAATGAAAAGATTCTTTTCCTATTCTGTGATGCATAACGCACAAAGGTAACACTTCGTAGTGGCTAGCTCTTTGACCCATACCAGTCATATCTCTTATGTGATGTAACTCAGCAGGAGAATATAGATTACCTTGTTTACGACATACAATGCAACCTAATTTTGCAACTTTATTCATGTGTTCTTTTTCTGCTTTAGTTGCAGGCTTTTTACGAGCCATATTTTTTTCTTTCTCTACCATCGTTAATCATTTTTGTTTTCCATGTGTCAAAATTAATATCAACGATTTTCTTTTGCCAGTTAAGCTCTGCTTCTATTTGTACTGCTTCTGACAATGCCTTTATGTGTTGCTCGTATCGTGTATCACTGCGCGCTTCTCTTTCTTGCGCAGCAGCAGACTCTAATTTTCCTGTTGTGCTGTTTAATTGATACTCTTTCATTAATCTTGCAAGTAATATCTTACGCGCATGCTCTAAGTAAACTAAATTTTTTTTAGCTTCTGCATGTTGTTTTCCTATTTCTCTTAATTGTTCTAATTTAAGTTCTATAAGTTCGTCACTTGTATTCATTTGTTAGCCTCCATAGCTTTTGCTTTTTTAATATTGTAGTGTTTGATGTAATTTAGTACATCTTTGCTTGGTGAGATAGGTGATACCTGTTTGTTAGCAGGGAAATGCTTGTACTTGTCTTTAAATATCCAACTAGCCCAACCATCATTATAACCTTTCTGCCTAGCATAATATAGAACTTGACCATAAAAATGTTTCTTATGTTCTGGTTCTACTTTTTCTTTTTTCGTTACTTCTATGAGCCTGCCTTGCTTTATAAGAACAGCTTTCTCTTTTTTCGTAGGTACATGTAAACACATAGGACATTCTGGCTCATTTTTAGTAGGTTTATAGACCGTATTACATTCAACACAGGTATAAGGTTGTTTTTCTATGTCGCGTGGCTTATTTGGCTTCCTATTGTCTCGTTTTTTTGCTTGTAAAGACCATGTAGGTGGCTCATCAGGAAATCCATGCTCGTATACAGCGCCACTGTGGTCAATAATAAGCGTGTCTTTCTTGTTTTTATAAGGTCTAAGACTTCTACCTACCATTTGCAGGTATAATCCATAGCTTTTTGTAGGCCTAGCAAGAATAACACACGATACTTTTGGACAATCCCAGCCTTCTGTAAGCACTTGACAATTGCTTAAAACCTTTATATCGCCTGATTCTAGCATTTCTAACTGTTTTTCACGCTCTGTTTCCTTCATTTCGCCATCTATATGCCCAGCAGGTATACCATTTTGCCTAAATATATTAGCAATGTACTTACTATGCGCAATAGATGTAGCAAAAACCACAGTTGGCCTGTCATTTGCATACAAATTCCAATGTTCTACTAAATCTCCTACTAATTTAGGCACATTCATGCGCTTGTTTAGCATTTTGGCATCATAATCACCTGCCGTAATCTTAATACCTTTTAAATCTGGCAATGTTGGTGCTATTATCCTGCTTGGAACTAAAAATTTGTTGTCAGTAAGTTCTTTTATGTTGCTACACTCTATTATTTTTTGGTATACATCACCTAATCCTCTGCCATCTGACCTGCACGGTGTAGCAGTAAGACCCACAATGTAAGTATCTGGGTATAAATCTATCAACTCTTGAAAACTTGTAGAAACTGACCTGTGTGCTTCGTCTAAAATAATTAAATCAGCAGGAGGTAAGTCAAAATCATGCTTGTCTTTACGAGCAGTCAAAGTTTGTATAGATGCTACCTGCACAGCAGCATGTTTTGTTGGGCTTTTACCTGCCATTAATATGCCATGTGACACTCCGAAATCGTACAGCTTGCGACTGCACTGCATAATAAGTTCTCGTCTATGTGCAATGAACAAACATTGTTTGCCACCTGCTACTACACGCCTCATAACTTCAGAAGCTACAACGGTTTTACCAGAACCAGTGGGCGCAACTAATAAAAGTTTGCGCAAACCTTTTCTGTAATTAACAGACATGTCTTCTATGCTCTTTGTTTGATATTTACGTAGTTGGTACATAACGCCTCCATATATCGTTTAATTGGAATATAACTTCGCGCAAATTTTCAGGTGGCTCACATGCTTGCGCAAATCTAATAGCTTCTTCTCTAGCATAATCATAGCTCTCACCACGCATGCGAATACTAATAAGCATTTTTATTAACTTTTCATGCCTGTCACCTTCACCAGCACCGTAACTAAAATTTGTGGTAGTATGTTTGTATGTCTTATCTAAAACAATTTTATGAGTTTTTGGTCTACTTAGGCCTAACTGCACTTTTAATTGTTCTGGGCTGTACGGGTTTCTGTCTATTTTTTTTATTATTTTTATCGGAAAAGGTTTATTCTTATTGTGGTAAAATCCTGCGACACGCATTACGCGTGGTAGGTCTTTGACTTTAGGGTCTGCATCAAACTTCTCAGCTAAAGCTTGTTGATACAATGTAAAACTTTCCAGTGGCATGTCACGCACTAGCCAGTAGCAGTGGTATTTGCCAGGGCTAGTGTTGACAATCAAGTGTGGCTGTAAGTCAAATTGAGCAGGTAAGGGAGTACCATCTAAATCTATAAATACAGCGCGCACTTGATTTATGTGGCGTGTGGTTCTACCTAGGAGGTCTGTTTGGTTGACAGTGAAAAACACGCCAGCTCCTTTTCTATTTAATTCTGCAAGTTCATGAAAATGTTCACGAATTGTACCGTGGAATTGTTTTATCAATGATTTCTTCGTGCCTTGTTTGTCACTAAAAGTTTGAAACGAATGATATTCACCGAAGGTTTCTAAAAATGTGTAGTATTGACTGCACTTCATAAATATTGCTTGATTTTTTATAACTTCTCTATAATCCATAATACACCCCATATATACACATACCATTTTAAAACATAAATTACTGAACCTAAAATAGTATCATGCAGATACTTTCTTTTTTTTACTCGCAAGTTTCTTTCTAGCTTTAACAGACTTCGCATGTTTTTTTCTCATCTCCTCTTTTTGTTTTTCGTTCATGGTGCGAAAGAAACCTGCACCTCCAAATGTATTTGTTTTCATATTGCACCTGCCATGATTGCTATTGCTAACCAACAGCAAAAAAATATTGCTAAGATTACTTTACTCATCATCTAGCTCCTCGTCCTGATGGTCATATTCTTCCCACCATGCTTCCCATATAAAATCGTCCTCTGCCATGACACGAGCATCTTTAAAATCATAGCCCTCTTCCATGTATTGCTCGGCCCTTGCTTCGAGCCATTGTTCTTTTAATATGTCACTCATTACAACACCTCTATTCCAAAATCTATTTTCAATCTGGCTAAAACACACTCAGCAAATTCTTTTCTGCCGAACATAATAAAATCGTCATTAGTTTCGCATGTGCCTTCTGTGAGTTCTGTACGGTTGACCTCATCTAACAAATATTCCATAAGCCAATCAATAACCCACTCTTCGGTGTGTTCTTTTGTTTTATAAGCTTTTATTTCGCTTAGGATTTGTTCTATATCCATATCCTTTAACTCAAGCTCAACATCTTCTTTTATTTCTTTTAACATTATCTTTCCCTCCTAATGTATTTAATTGCTTCTATAAAAATTTCGACACTGTCTTTTGCTCTTCCAAGCATTACATTACAATCATTGCATAATAGCTTTCCTACTTTGCCAGTCTTATGACAATGGTCTATATTCAACGATTGTTGATTTGTGCCTTTATTTTTATGTTTAATATTTAGCTCTTCCTGTGTGATGCCACAGATGTGACACCAAGGCTCTTGCCATAATTTGTCGTATTGTTCGTTTGTAAGATTATATCGTTTTCTAGTTGTTAAACGATTTGATTTCTTAACAAGCTCACGACCCTTCGCTGTTTTGCGAAGAGCCTTGTGATACTTGTATTCATAATCTTTTCTGTCAGTGTAATGAAAATCCCATTTTTTACTGTAGCCCATTATACTGACCTCAATCTTTTAATCTTTGCATCAAGTTGTCTATTTACTTCTTTGTAAACAGCCTGTCTTAATACTTCAATTGTTTCATCATCAAGCATTTGACCATCAATGCTGTAAAAATCTGTAACCATGCCCTTGTCATCGTGTGACCTAGCATAGATACTTACATCAAAAATTATGTTTGGTTTATCGCTCATCTTCGACCTCCCTGTCTATTGGATTTGGTGCTGGTATGAATGGCACTAATAACCAAAGCAGTATTAATAAAACTTTTTTAATCATTTGCCACCTCCATGTTGAAATCATATTCATCCATTACTTCATTAATGGCTGTGAATACAAATCCCTTAGCTTCGACAAATGCATCAGCATCCCAAGTGCTATTGCCGAATTTTAGTTTTGCTAGATATAAAATCCTAGCTCTTTGTATCATGGTCAACCTGTCAGCATATGTGCTATGGTCAAGCATGCTACTTAATTCGTAATTAAATCTTTGTTTCTCTGTCATAACGACCTCCATGCATATAATTATATCTGAACTAAAGTTAATAACAATACGGACTAATGATGACAAGTAAACATTAACCAAGGTTTGATCTTAACCAAAGTAAAGTATGTGTTGCATTACTATTTAACATAAGTTAATATAGATGTATGCATAAGGATGTATTTTTTAAAGAGCTAGAAAACCTAGCTTACGGGAGGTCAAAACAAGAAAAGATACAGGACCTTTGCACAATCTTAAAAGGGAGGATTAACAATATGTCAGAAACCATAGAGCAACAACAACCACTCACTACGGAGCAACAAATAGATCGTTTTATGAGTTTAGCTAATAGGCTCACAAATCATTACTCACAAAGTGAGACAGAAAAACTTATTGAAGATTACACAGCTCTTTACGAGTCTTACAAAGAAGTGTCTGCAAATATAAATAGACATGAAGACTGGACAGCTATAGATAAGTTAGAAGCTTTTGACAAACTCAATAACATTTTGTTAGACGGTTTAGCAAATACTAAGCATAGATTTAAGTCATTGTTAAGCACTATGAACAGATTAACACAATCTGAAGACCAGCTTGACAGATTTAGAGACAGTCTCTTTGCAATTATGGAAGACCACATGGATAGTGTGGTACGAGACAATGCAAGAGAAGACATGAGGGAAATAGCACAGGAAGAGATAGACGATGCTGTTTCTAACCTTTACATCACTAGATGAAACTACCAGTTTTGTCACTTCTGGCTAAAAAGTGACACATTTTAAAGCCATATAAGCGATTCTAAAAGTAACATGAAGGGTAAGATAAGCCTTTTAGTGTACCTAATCGGGGCTATCTTCTAGCAAAACCATAGTAGCTTTATCACATGTTACTACTCTACATGACACAATGATGTACTAATGATGACACCACAACATTACACATGTTTGGATCTAAACCAAAGTTAATAGTTTCTTATTCCCAGTAAAAATGCACAGATGTTGACAACAGACATTAACCATAGTTGGATCTAAACCAAAGTTAATACTTACATACTTATATGTAGATAGAAATGTGCAACCATATTTATATACAGCTTCCCAGATATAATGGTTACCTGCCCACACACATTCATGCCAGAAAAAAAATCCCTGCACATAAAGATAGCCACCCCCACCCCCCAAGTCGCATGCAGGTTGACGATATAATGGATTACTCCGCGCAGTGGAGGGGAAAAATGAACCTTAACCTACAGTTGACCAGGTAAAAACTATAGGTTAGACTACTTGTAATATGAGTAGAAGCCTTACAGAGCAACAAAAAGCGTTTATTCAGCACTTTAGTAGAACAGGTAATGCTACACAATCGGCAATCAAGAGCGGATATAGTCCTAAAACTGCAGAACAACAGGGATATGAATTAAAAAACAAGTTGTCTGTAGAGATAGAAGCAGAAACTAGGAGACTTTTAAGCAGTGCAGTGCCGATGGCAGTTGATAAATTAACCAAATTAGCAGAGGATGACAGAGTGGCAGCTAATGTTAGGTTAGGTGCTATCAAAGATATTTTAGATAGGGCAGGTTATCAGGCAGTTCACAAGGTAGAAGATGTAACTGGCAAGAAATCAGACAAAGAATTAGAGGCAGAACTAAAACACCTTTTATCTGGACTGATGGTAGGTACTGGTAATATTAACTAAAGTTAATGAATGATAATTTAGAAAGAGCAGTAGAAATAGCTAAAGAATTAGAGCGTAGAAAAACTGTAAACAGACTAAAACACTACGAACCGTATAAATATCAAATCAAATTTCATAACACCGTAGCATCACAGCGATTATTAATGGCGGGAAATAGAATAGGTAAATCGTTCTGTGGTGCTATGGAGATGGCATATCATTTAACTGGTAAATACCCAGAGTGGTGGCAAGGTCGCAAATTTGACAAACCTATTAGAGCATGGGCAGGTGGGTCATCTAATGAAACAACTAGAGATATATGTCAAAAAGAGCTAGTAGGACAACCTGATGACCCTTCAGCAAAAGGTACAGGAAGCATACCACTAGATGATATTGGAGAAACTACTAGAAAACCAGGTGTGCCTAATGCAATGAATAGCTTGGTTATTAAACATGTTAGTGGAGGTTGGTCTCGTCTTGCGTTCAAAGCCTACGAAATGGGTAAAGAAAAGTGGATGGGAGAGGCTGTAGATGTCGTATGGCTAGACGAAGAGCCACCAGGACCTATATATAGTCAGGCACTAACTAGAACTGCAGACAGAGGTGGCATGGTATTTATGACATTTACACCAGAAAATGGTATGACAGAAACAGTTGCGCAGTTTGTAAATAATTTAAAACCTGGTCAAGCACTACAACAAGCAGGCTGGGATGATGCACCACACATGACAAAAGAAGTAAGAGAACAAATACTATCTGCATTACCACCGCATGAAAGAAAAATGAGAGAGCAAGGCATACCTCAATTAGGTTCTGGTCTTGTATTTCCTGTAGCAGAAGAAGAAGTTGTTATAGACCCTATAGATATACCACAACACTGGCCAAGAATATGCGGATTGGATTTTGGTTGGAATCACCCAACAGCTGCAGTATGGATAGCATGGGATAGAGATAGCGATATAGTGTATGTGTATGATACATATGCTATGCGACAAGAAGCTGTCCCTATGCACGCAAGTGCGTTGAAAGCTAGAGGCAATTGGATTCCAGTAATCTGGCCTATGGACGGTAGACAAGCTGACAAAGGTTCTGGTAATCACTTACAGAACAATATAGAGCAGAAGGTGCAAACATGACTCGTGACCATTTTACAAATCCACCACCTGCAGGACAAAAAGATGGCACAGGTGGTATTTCTGTTGAAGCAGGAATTATGGAAATGTATACTCGTATGCAAACAAAACGATTGAAAATATTTAAAAATCAAGATAAACTTTTACAAGAATTGCGAATGTACCATAGAAAGGATGGTAAGATTGTTGCAATCAACGATGACGTAATTTCTGCAATGCGTTATGCAGTTATGTCATTAAGAAAAGCAAGAGTTAAAGATTACCAACCAGCGTACATTCAGGCAGACACGGAGTTTAATGTTTTCGCGTGAGAAAAGAACACAAAAGCAAAAAGGGAGGACTTACTGCTAAAGGTAGAAAATACTTCAAGCGTAAAGAAGGTGCTAACTTAAAACCACCAGTTAGCAAAGGTAAGAATCCTAGGCGTGTTAGTTTCGCAGCGAGGTTTGCTGGTATGAAAGGACCTATGAAAGATAAAAAAGGTCGCCCTACTAGAAGAGCCATGGCATTAAAAAGATGGGGATTTGGAAGTGTAGCGGCAGCACGTAAATTTGCAAGCAGAAATAAAAA